TCGGCCCTATTGACCTCCAGATTCCCTGCCTGTTCAACGGAACGACCCTTTGCAATCAAGACGACCTGACGGAGACGAACGACCCTTACAATATCAACAAGGACTCAACGCCGAAGTGGGCGAACATGGCTAACTCTAGCACCTTGAGCGGGATGGATAGCTTGGTCAATGCGAACGATGATTGGTATGAAGAGTTCGTTGGCCCGGCGGATTGGACTTCCGCAAACTACGACTACAAGCTTCCCGGAAGCTGTGCGGCTCAGGACGACGGCAAGACTTGCGAGCATCCGTTCCAGTTCCATCCGTTCACGGTTGTGGTTGACCCACAGAATCCTTCGATGACGCTTTACCGGGCGAATGTCTGCTCCGGCATGGTCAACAACCTGGTTCCCTACGACGAGCCATCTTCTGGTCAGAAGCTCCCGGCGACCATCGACTTCCTCATCAACGCGGACACCTACATCTATCTGCGACTTGGAACAGAGGCTTACGCCTCCAACAATCCTGTCTTCCCGGTGACGGACGAAACGAATGTCTACTACCCGACCATCGTCCAGTCCCAGACGGAGCTGACGGACACCGACGAGTACTGCTACATCCTCATGGGCGTGGCGCGGAACATCGGCGACCCCGACACCTTCACGATTGACCAGACCATCTCCGGCTCTGTCTGGGCCGAGCGCCTGAAGATTGGCACGGATACTGCCCGTTATTACTGGGCGGGAGTCTAATGGCTACCCGCATCGGCGGGCCGAAGGTAGGTGGGTTCAACCCATCAGGGCCGACTTGGGGTTCGATGCGTTCGCCGCTTGTGCTTAACGCATTCACTTGGAACGCATCATATACAGAATTCTCAAGGCAATGGCCTTTGAGCGTAGCAAGTCCTCCTAAGTTCTTCAAATGGGATAGCGGCTCCCTATTCCGTCAAGATACATACGGCCCACCTCCATACTATACCATTTCCAATAACAGTCAGGAAGTCCCAGAACCCCCTATCATTTATACCGGGTGGAGCATCGGAATACAGTACCCAAACAAGACAGTCGACAACCATGACTTCCTTCAGCTCGTAGGCGAGGCATTGGATACGGACATCGGGACGTTCATCATTACGGCAGACGCTCACGACCCCAACCAAGGAGGTCAGACCCTTTCTGACCAGCCTCCAGGCGGGACTGAGATTTATGACATCGGGAAGCTGACAGGGTTCTGACTTTGACTCCCGCGTAGGGTCATGGCGGCACCGACAATCATTTGGAAGCGCGGGCAGACTTTCGTGGCATCCGGCCCTTACGTCCCAGGCGCGGGCGACCCGGTCAACCTAGCCGGGGTCACCATCGAAAGCGAGGTCATGGACTTCTCCAGGGTTCGCCGACCCCTCGCCGTCACCATCGGCCAAGACAATCTGACTGTGACGCTCAGGGCGGAAGCTTCTGATACGGCGGAATGGACGGTCGGGACTGCCGCCATCGACCTCCGTTGCGTAAAGGACGGAATCGTTTTCGCCACTACGACTGTCCGCTTCGTCGTCGACCAAGAAATCACTCTCCCGAATGGCTAACATCGAACTTACCCTGACCCCGGCTTCTCCTACCGGGTCAATGGTCTTCACCCTGGGCGCACCTGGCGCTCAAGGCCCGGCCGGAACCATCGCCGTCGGGACTGTCACGGCGAGCGCACCTGGCGCACCCGCGGTCATCGTCAATGTCGGAACGCCTACCGCGGCTATCCTTGACTTCACCATCCCGCGCGGGGAGCAGGGTACCCAGGGAATCCAAGGCATCCAGGGCATCCAGGGAATCCAAGGAATCCAAGGAATCCCCGGCGACAAGGGAGACAAGGGCGACCAAGGCATCCCGGGAACTTCCGGTGTCGCCTTCGCTACGGCTCCGCTGTCCTACGACTCTGGCACCCAGACTGTCAGCATCAGCGGCAACCCGACGTTCGACAGCGTACTAGTCGGCGGAGGACTCGGTGGCCTGAACCAGACTCAGGTCTTTGTCGGCGACATCGCTGGAAGCAACTACCTCGATTTGGCTGACGGATTGGTTATGCAAGTTGGAGCTGGAATCACTTTCCCTAACTCCACAGTTCAGACAACCGCGTTCCCCGGCTTCGCTGGCTACGCGCTAGAGTCTTGGGTGACTGCCGGGTTCGCCGTCAAGTCCGCAGGACAGCCAGTCTCTGGGACTGTCGGCCAGGTTCTAACCAAGAACAGCGGAACGAACTACGACTCGTCGTGGGCTACGCTCATCCCGGGCGACCGCTACCTGACGACATCGACGACGAGCCTTCAAATCAATAACCAGCCCAAGACGCTAACGATTGGGACAGGGTTGTCGTATACTTCTCAGCAGGACGTTGTCATCGCCTACGATGCTAACCACCACATGCATGCCAGGGTGCTGACCTACAACTCCGCCACCGGAGTGATGACTGTTGATGTCCTGAGCCACTCTGGAACAGGAACATTCGCCCTCTGGACTGTCAATGTTGGAGGAGCTGTTCCGGCTCAGTCCGTTGCCTGGGGTTCTATCACCGGGACGCTCGGCAATCAGACTGACCTGGCTACGGCACTCAACGCGAAGCTTTCGACTGTTGATGCGGCCGCAACTTACTATCCGCTGACCAACCCGACCGGGTTCATCACTAGCGCGGCGCTGACTCCGTATCTGACGACGGCGACCGCGGCCTCGACTTACTTCACCATCGCCTCTGCCGCCGGGAAAGCGAACCTATCCGGGGCGACGTTCACGGGCAAGGTCAACTTGGCAACGATTTCGGCATCAAGCCCGAGCGTGAACCTCGGAGGGCAATGCGACTCTGCACCGACTTCGGCAACGAACGGAGACCTGTGGATTTCAAATGCGGCCTCGCCTAAACTGACCTATCGGACTAACGGGATTAACTACAACTTGGCCGTCCTGAATCAGTTCAACACCTTTACCGGGCAGATGGTGATTAATACCACTTCTTCTGGTACCTCCGCCCTGCGCGTCACTCAGCTCGGAACCGCCAACGCCATCGAGGTCGAGGACAGCACCAGCCCTGACTCGACTCGCTTCGTCGTCGATGCGAACGGCAAGGTCGGCATCGGCGTTGCCCCGGATGCTTCCGCCGCGCTCAAGGTCGATACGAACGGCATCATGTTCGGCGATGGGACGACGCAGACGACAGCCGCAGTTCCGCCGACTCCTCCGACTCCTCCAAGCCCAATCATCGCTTTTGCGAACACGATTGCGTCTCAGATTACATCTCTGACTTGGAATCTTAACAGCGACGGAATGACGGCAAACATTCAATTTGTTTTCAACCTGAACAACGCATCCGTAATCGAACGGATGAGGACAAGTAGTGGTCAAAATGCTTACATCAGTTGCACCTTTAATAATGGATTTGGTTACACGCAAACTGTCTGGTGTCTAATCTCCTCCCCTTTGACTTCTGTCACGACGACCGATTTTAGTGAATCATTCCAATACTCAGTCGGACTGAACGGAACTGTAAGGGTCAAACTTGGAAACGAACAGGGCTACGACTTTTACGACATCACTCTATGACCTACCTCATCGCCATCGCTCTTGGTTTCGCCGCCGGAGTCTACCGAAACACCATCATCGAAAAGGCCCGCGAGCTTTACATCAAGTACTGCTCCAAGTGATGCGTCTCGCCGCGGTCATCGCCCTCCTTGCTTTGACCGGGTGCAAGTCCACGCCGAAGGTCGAGCCTATTCCTGTCCAACCTCCCGCGCCGACCAAGGAGTCCGTCGTGAATAACCTGGGCAAAGACTTGGACAAGACAGACCACCGGGTCGCCTCGGCGCTGGTCGCCATCGAGAAGAACGCGGACAAGCCGAAGGTCGTCGTCGCGGAGTCTCGCCTGGCGCAGTCGTACCTTCCTGAACCTCCGGCCGGGGATGTCTCCTTCGCGATGGCCCGCGCAACCAAGTCTGACCCTCTGGATTACAAGAAGCAGATGGAGTTCGGGCGGCAACTGGCGACCGCGGTCAACAAGGCATGGGAGAAGTTGGAAGCCGACCAGAAGGAAGCCGCCAGGGTTTCCGGCCTGAAGGATGCCCGCATCAAGGAGCTGACCGAAGAGGTCGCCCGGGTGAAGCAGGAAGCTTCCCAGAACATCTGGACACTGACTGGTGCGGCATTGTTCGTCGCTGGCGCTCTTGCCACAGCCTTTGTCGGCCCGCGTATCGGCATCCCCCTCATCGCGTGTGCGGCCCTCGCTGGCGCTGTCCCCTTCATCTACGACTCCCCCTACTTCCTCTTGGTCGCCATTGGAACATTCGCCATCGCTTCAGGCTTCGGCCTTTGGTGGGTCTGGGACAAGGTTCGTGACTCCGTGAACTCCTCCAATGGCAAAAGGGATTAAGGTCACTTGGCGCAAGCTTGGTCGCGAGGTCGCGTGGGGACAGGCGCACTTCGACGCGGCGCGTCCGCTCATCGAGATTGACCCTCGCCTGGGCGCGAAGCGACAGTTGGAAGTCCTGTGCCACGAGGTTCTTCACATCACGATGTTCCCTGGCGACGCGTCCCCCGAAACTGAAAAGGTCGTAGACGCGGCCGGAAAGAAACTCTGCGAGACCCTCTGGAAGCAGAACTACCGCCGGGTGCTGATGGACAAGAACACGAACCCTCCGCGCATCTCATGAGCGCCGCGCCGTTCACCCCGGAAGACATCCCCAAGGAGGTCAAGGACGGCCTCGTCGCCTCTGTCCTTGGAGGCCTGGCGATGACCGCTCGCCTCCTTCTATCGACTGAGCCTGTTTCAATTGGATGGGTCGCTCGCCGGGTGTGTGCGGCCGCAATCACCGCGGCTATCGTAGGCTACGCCATCCAAGAACACATCACTTCGCCAGGTCTTCGGATGGGAGTCGTGGGTGCGGCCGGGTATGCCGCTCCAGAGTGCTTGGACTACTTGCTCAAGTACGTCAAGGCCCGCGGGGAAAAGGAAGTCAGCGCCATCGCCGGGAAACTTCCCAAGCCTAATGTCAAAAGGAAGCCCACATCCAAGCGGAGGAAGTGAGGGGAACCTCATCGTGGCGGTCTTCCTTCTGACTGCCTTCGCCGGGGCATCGGCGCTTGGCTCGGCGTACATTTCAGGCTTCGTCCTTGACCAGCTTCAATCAACAGAGGCGATGGCGCTCATCATCACGGACGGCGGAATCAAGTCTGACTCCAAGGAGCTGGAACGAAACCTGTCCACGGCAACCCTGGCGCTCAATGCTTGCCGGGACTTGGGATGGGCGCTCTCCGTGGGGTGCATAGGGGTCGGGGTAGCCCTTGGTATCAGGTGGAGGGGGAAAACGCCTCCAGAGCCAAGCCAGAGGGGTAAAACAGGCATCCGGCGGCGATAGGTTTACCGGAGACAGGCTCGGGGAAGCCCCGAAATCTAGATTTATGATAGAAAAGTCATTGTCGCCAGGCGGATGGTGACCCAAGGTTGTGTTCGTTCAACCAAACCACCAATACAAATGACCGCCATCAAAACCATCACCTCCAAAGAACTCAAGGCCGAGGGCCGAAAGCTCCGCCGGAAGGCTCACATCATCAAGTCCCACCCCTGCGTCCGCGACATCTCCGACGAGCGCGCCACGGAGAACGGCTTCTGGATTTACCTTCACGACGGATGGGTCTGCCCGAACTCCGAGGGCAACGCCATCAGCGAGGACACCATCAAGGAAGCCGTCAAGTGCCTCAAGGGTATCACCTACGACCCCTCCACGCTCGACGGCGAGCCTGTCATCGCCCTGGTCTAATCAACCTCCAGCCGACAAACGAACATGACTCGCATCCTCCAAGAAACCGCGCTCGACAACTCCGAGGCAGTCCTCATCAGCACCTTCCGCGACGCAGGGTTGACCGTCCCGCGCGGACTCCCGGTGAGCTGGGATGAGGCCGATGCCAAGGAGCGCTCCGTGTGCCTCTGGTACACTCACAACATCCTGTCCTACTTCGATAAAGCCCAGGTCGCCAATCACATCGTCGGGTGCGAGTTGCTCGCCAACGAAAGAGCCGGGCGAAAGCCTGTCATGTCCAAGGCCCGCGCCGACCAGATTCGCGCGATGGTCTTCTCCACTCCCACCAAGGAATAACAACCAACCGAACCAAACAACAATGTATAACCTAGAAACCCTCGGCCGACCCGGTATCTCCATGCTCGGCGGCAACGACCCGGAGTGCGTCCGGGTGCTGGAAGCCTTCCACAAGTCCCTCGGGCGACCTGAGTGTGAATTGAGCAATGGCGACAGCTTCACCCTGCACATCGCCAAGGGACAGTCTCTCAAGGAAGCCCTGACCCTGGCCAATGAAGAGTGCCAGCACCCCGACAGCGACGCGCCGCCCGAGGCCCGCGGCCATGTCCAAGCGCTCCTTGCCAATCTCTGATACCATGCACCCTCCCAAGACCGCGCAAACCTTCACGCTCACCCGCGACCAGCTCGTCGGACTGTCCCAGCTTCAGGCCCGAGGCTGGACGCTCGACTTCAACGACTTCATGCACCTCCCCGGGGAACGCGCCATCGCCATCCGCGTCGTCGGTCAGTCCGGCATGGTCATGTACATGGTCATCGAGCCGGACGGCTACACTCACTCCTGATGAGTCCTAACTACATCATGTCTGTCCTGCATGGCATGGCGGAGATTCCGCAGGACGCGGACAAGCTCGCCGAGCTGATTGAAGCTGTCGAGCGCGAGCCGGGTCTGTACCTGACCAACGGAGCTGGATGCCGCGGCTACGAGCAACTGAAAGCCATCGCCGAAGGGGGTATTCTGTGAGCCTGGCCGGAGTGAACTCCGGAATCCAGAAATCTTCATTTATCCTCTTGTCACCGGGTCGGCGGGCCGTTTTGAATGACCTCGTTCCACCAAACCAAACTACAAATGAACTCCATCAGCATCACCACCATCATCATCGGCTCCACGCTCGCGAAGCTCTACGGCGCGCCTGGTTTCGACAACAACACGCTCGTCTCGGTCATCTCGGCGTTCCGCGCCGCGCTCAAGGCCGACCACAAGCGCGTTCCCGCTTGCGACCTGAAGCTCATCGAGATGGCCCGCGCCATCCGAAACGACTTCGGCTACCTGGTCGAGGTCGCTTAATCCAACGAAGCTTCGCGCCATGAAGACCCTAGTCACACTCTCTCTCATCGTCATCTTCGGATGGCTCGCGGTCGTCACCTTCTTCGGCCCGGAACTCTACCGGGCCATCAATGGCCCTGACCCGGTGAAAGCCAAGGTCATCCGCCGCCATCGCTAATCATTACCATGCCCAAGAAGAAATCCAAAGACCTGGCGGCGCTCGTTGCCGACCTCTATCCCCACAAGGAAATCAACCTCCCGCAAGAGGCGATGGTCGCCTACTGCGAACACCTGGGAATCACCGAGCCGGGATTGAGCGACCTGGAGGACGCGTCCGACTGCTACTACGGAAGCCATCGTAGCGACAAGGACTTCGCTTATGAGCTTTCGGATGCTATCGACCTGTTCGGCGACTTGCCCAAGGGAGGTCGGCACACTCACCACCTGGAGCTTTACTTCGACTGGGACAAGTACGCTCGCGACCTGATGTTCGACCACTTTGAGTCCTCCGGATACTACTTCCGCAACCAATGAGTCACCAGGCGATTATCAACCGGGCGATGAAGGAGCTGTTTTACATCAACGAGCGCATCATGTGCGGCGACATCTGTTCCAACAAGACCGCGCTCCCCCGGTGCAGAAAGATGTGTGACGGATGGGCCGAGGAGCTGTCGTGGGCCGGGTGCGCTGGAATCCGCCTAGAGCCTTACATGGCCGCGGGCGGATGGGTCGGCCTGAGCTACTCCTACTCCCCGCCAGGCGCTGAAGAAGTGTCCAGCTCCAATGTCCCGCGCCGACTCCCTTGAAAATGAAAGACCCCACGATTGAACAGGTTTACGAAGCGCTCATAGACAACGGATACGGAGGGGACGAACTTGTCACAGACCGGAGCATAGCCATCTACTACTTCGCCGAAGCCTGGTACGACGGACAATTCTCGAACCTGTACCGGGTGATGTGCCAGGTCGGGTACAATGGAAAAGGGATGGTACTTGAAAGTGAGAGCTACATGACTCAAGAAATCTATGACTTCTTGGAGACTCACTTTTACCCTGACCATCGAAACCAATGACCACGACCCCGACCATCGTCGCCCTCGGCGGCGAGCCAGCTTCAGGCAAGACGACCATCTTCAAACTCCTTCGGGCTAGGTTTGAGCGCGCCATCTATCCATTCCAGTACGGACTCGTCCGCGGGATGTCAGACCGGGACATGAAGGTTCTATTCATCGGCGTGTATGATAACTCGACCTGGGAGGGGTGCGACAAGTTATCGATGTCTGTCCAGCCTGACTTTGAAAAGATGGTCAAGTCGCTCACAGGAAAAGACTGCGTCATCTACATCGAGGGTGACCGACTGTTCAATCCTTCCTTGTTCCGGCGCTTTCAAATCCAGTCGGTGGTCATCCACGCGTCGCCGGGTACATTGTCCCATCGACACAAGCTCCGAGCTGACAGCCAGGGTGAGTCGTTCCTCAAAGCCAAGCGAACGAAGCTTCGACGCATGGTGGATGAGTTCAAGATTACAACCATGCCCAACGAGACACCCGAAGACCAGAAACTCATAGTGGACTGGCTTCACTCCAAGGCGAAGCGATGAAACTCCCAATCCTTTTGATGTTCGCATGCGCTTCGGCGCTGGGATACACCGACGCTCAAATCCTCAAAGCGATTGGGATGGTCGAGTCCAGAATGAACCGGGGAGCGATTGGTGACGCGGGCCTGGCGCTCGGCGCGTATCAGATGCACCGGGCCGCGTGGATTGACGCTAACGCGCAACTTGTCAGCGAGGGTCGCCGCGCTCACCCCCGAAGCTTATGGCGCGTCGCCAGGGTTCAGGACGAGGTCGCGCTGGCATACCTCCGGGTCATCAGGGGTCGCTTCCACCGGGCCGGACTTGGCGAACCGACCCCGGCCATGCTTGCGGCCTGTTGGAACAAAGGATTCTCCGGGGCGATGAAAGCGCCTTCATCCGCCAATCGGTACGTTTCATTGGTCGAAACCGAACTCCAGAAACTTTCATTTATTTCCTTGTCCCTGGCCCGAACCCGGCCCAAGGTTGTGTTCGTTCCACCAAACCAATAAACAAATGACCACCAACAAAATCACCTCCCTAAAATACACCGACGCTCAGCTCGCTGAAGCTTTCAAGAAAAGCGCGAACAAAGTGTTCGACAGCATGGAATCCAAATCCAAGGTTTCCGAGTCCGAGCGAAACTTCAAAATCGCTTGCGCCCTCCGAGGAGTTCGCGCCGCCAAGTAATTTCCCCAAATCCACAAACGACCATGACCACCGAAGACCGAATCAATCAAATCCTCAACAGCCAGGAGTTCCCCATGCTTCACCGCGAGGGGACCCTGGCGAAGACCAAGCGCGAGTACGCGTTCTGGTTTGTCCAGCTCCTCGACGCGCCGAAGGGTTCCGTCGAATACAAACTCGCCAAGCGCAAGCTTCGCCGGGTGAGCGACGCGCTCATGAACGAGCATCTCGCCGTCATCACTCGCATCGGCATCAACAATCGCCCTCAGGGTTGAGCCTCAATCACAAACGACTATGACTCCCATCTACAAATACTACACCGAGTCCGAATCTGGACACGGCAAGAACCGTCCAGGCGCTCCCCGGTGCGAAGCCATCTTGACTGACTGGTTTGAAACTCCGGCGACCCTCCAAGACCTGGCGGTCAAGTATAACTCCAAGACCCTCCAGTCCATCTCCCGCGTCATCTTCCGCGCCATCAAACGCAAGCCGGAACTCGCCGGGCGCAAGCCGTTCCAGTCCAAGATGGTTCTCTGCGAAAGTAACTTCAACGGCGGAATCACTAACGGCGGATTCAGGCTGAAGCAAGAGGTTCGGGGCAAGATTAACGACCTCCGCGCCCAGGGTTTCACCCACAGGGAAATCGCCAAGGAGCTGAACGTCAGCGTCGCGACTGCCTTCAATTACGCCAAGAGCATCGACTACCGGGCCGACCGCGCTGACCCGGCTGAAGCCTTCGGCCTCCCTCACGCCTAATTCCAATGGAAACCAAACATCGCATCGCCAACCTAAAAGCCATCCTCCGGGTCACCCGGAAGGACTTGGCTGTCCTTCGCCTCAGGGCGCGTGAGGCCGGGAGTCGCGTCAACGCGGCCCTCGCCAAGTCCAAGGACGACCCGGCTCACTCCCATCTCTACATCTCCGAAGTCGGCCTGGCGATGATGGACATGGAGCGGGCGAAACATGCGGCCACGGAGACGAGGCGCTCCATCAGTCAGCTTCGCTTGGAACTCCGCGACCTCCAGTCCCGATGAGCGAATTCCTTACCATCGCCATCGACCCCGGAGTGAACGGAGGAGTCGCCTGGCATTACAGCGGAAAGACAACCGCGCTCCGTATGCCTCCCACCGACTTCGACACTTGCCAGCTTCTGGCGAACCTTTCCAAGGGTCAAGACCTGGTGGAGCTGTTCATCGAGCTACCTCCCCTGTTCGCCGGGCGAAACATCCCAGGCTCGGCCATCGGCAAGATGATGCTCAACTACGGAATCTGTTATGGTGCGGCCGTCGCGCTCGGCTTCAAGATTCACCCGGTGCGGCCTCCCATCTGGCAGAAGGCGCATCCGGTCGGAACGAAGGGTGAGCTGTCCACTACCGAATGGAAGAACAAGCTCAAAGCGCGAGCCGCGGAGCTTTACCCAGACAATCATGTCACGCTCGCCACGGCGGACGCGCTCTTAATCCTTGACGCGGGCCTACGACGAGCCATCAACTGAGTTTACATAACTCAGACAAACCCTCCCTTTTGTAAACTCCCCCCACACAAACATGCCCAACGAAAAGAAACAGACCACCGACGCGCAAAACCTTGTCGCGTTCCTGAACAGAGTCAGCAATGTCATCGCCGACAAAGTAAACCCGGCCTTCAAGAGCAAGTATGCCTCGCTCTCTGAAATCTTGGATACGGTGAAAGCGGAGGCCGAGAAGCACGACATCGCCGTCCACCAGACCCTGTCCTCCGCGGAGGGCCAGGTGCGCGTCACCACGACATTCATCCACGCCTCCGGCGCTGTCGTTGACTGTGGTACGCTCGCCTTCCTCGCTCCGGGCGATGCCCAGAAGCTGGGAAGCGCCATCACCTACCTCCGTCGGCAGTCCCTCCAGACCGCATGCGGCATCTCCACTGATGTCGACGATGACGGCGCAAAGGCCTCTGGGCCGAACATCGGAAAAGGGAACTACCAGCGCGAGGATGACCGTCGTTCCGTGACGACCCCTTGGCATCACTTCATCCCGGCGGACAAGCTCCCCAAGGCGAAAGAGTACCTCGTTGCCAAGGGATGGCTCCCCGCCGAAGCTTCCATCGACACCCTGGGCAATCAGCACCAGATGGTCATCGCTGAAAACCAAGCCGCGTTCCTCAAGGCTATTTCCAAATGAGCCGCGAAGAAGAAAACGAACTCCGGCGCGAGGTGACGAGCCTCCGCCTCCAGCTTCATCACTCCCAGATGCAAGTCGAGCGCCTCAACGGAACGACCAGGTACTTCCAGATTGAGGCGAGAGACTTTGAGTCCAAATGGCTTCGCGTCATGGAGGAAAACGAACTCCTCCGGCGCGATGGCGTAATCCTCCGCCGAGAGATGGCTGGCGAACTGGAAGCGACCAGGGCCGACTTGGACCGGGCAAACGAAATCCTTGCCAAGCTCTTTAAGAAGGATGCCTGAACGACGCGCCAATCCACCGACAGCTATGTCCGACATGGCTTCCAAGATGCCTCGCGAGAGCCATGCCTTGTTCCTCATCATCGATGGCCGGGTCGAGAACCCGGAGTTCGTGGTCTGGGACAGGGACTCCTTCACCGAGGAGCTTTGGAAGTGGAAGCGCCGGGAGGTGCGCGTCTCCGGTCGCCATGTCGAGTTCTGGGCCAAGCGCGGCCAAGAGTTCTACCGAATCAATCCTAACGCAGTATGAAAGTCTTATCGAAACCAAAGCCTACCCCTTTGGGAATCTTCAAGCTATCCGTCTCTACGCCGGAATACTACGCTCTCTTTATCTATCTGGACAACTACCCTTACTGCGAGGTCAAGGCCTGGCGCTTCGATGAGTTCGTTCACAAGCTTGCCGTCTGGAAGCGAGACAACCTGGCTTCCCTCCGCTTCCCGGTGTCCGTCCGTTTCTTTGCCCGGTCAAAAGAAAACCCCTCCATCCAAGAAATCCGCTTCTAAAACCAACCATGCCAAACAAAGACCACATCCAGCGCCAGCTCGCCATGATTAGTGATGAGCTATCCAGCCTTGAATACTACTGTGACACGGAGATTGTCGGCGACGATGCCAGACACCTCCTTGATGATATCAAGGCCGCGGCCCGGGAACACCTCCGCGCTCGTAATACACCCCTGACGGACATCTCCGAGCTGAAGCCTTTGTATGACAGGCTCAAGCGCGTATACACTTCCATCCGCGTGATGAAAAACACCCTGGCTCAATGCGAGAAAGCTATCGACAAGGCAATTGACTCTTGTCGCTCCATCTCTTCTAGCATTGAAGATGTGCCCGGCGACGAGAGCATTTAATTTCCCCCACCAAACCAAACACAAACAACCATGCCCGACATCATCAATAACAGACAAGAATACAACGCGACCATCGCCCTGAACTACTCCGGGTCGAAGGAACTGCTCAAGTCACCGCGCCACTACAAGGCCTACCTCACGGCTGACCGCCAGGAAACCAAAGCGCTCCGCTTCGGTTCGTTCGTTCACCACCTCGTTCTGGAGTCCACTCCGGTCGAGGAAAAGTTCGCCGCCATCCCCGAGGGCATCGACCGCCGAACCAAGGATGGCAAGGCCGCGTATGAAGCTTTCGTGGCTACATCCACCGGGAAGACGCTCATGACCGCCGAGGAGTGGGAATACGGCTTCTGGATTTCCGCCGCGGCTGACCAGGCGCTTAAATCCTTGGGAGTGAAGTTCACCAAGACGGAGTTCATGTTCAGCGTGGATTACTGCGGCGCGAAGCTCAAGTGCGCCATCGACGCGCTCGGCGACGACGGATACCTCTACGACATCAAGACGACGGAGGACGCGTCCCCTCGCGGCTTCCTCCAGTCCGTTCGCAACTACCGCTACAACCTCCAAGCGCACATCTACCGCACTTGCTACGAGGCCGCATTCAATACCAGGGTCAAGGGGTTCCGGTTCATCGCCATCGAGAAGGAGGCTCCTTTCGATTCCGCCGTCTACGAACTCGGCCCGGAGCTGATGACGCAAGCTTCCTTTGACTTTGAGAAAGCCGTCACCACCTACAAGTCCTGCGTCGCTCTTGACGAATGGCCCGGCTACGGCTCTGATGTCAAGGTCATCGACCTGGGCGCGAAGGCCTCCAGCGCCGAACCCATCAAATTCGCTTGATGGCAACCATCGGCCCATTCATCATCCCAATCTCCCACCAACCAGAACCACATATGAACCCTCCCAACAACGAACTCCCGCCCCTCAAGAACATCGAGCAGTCCGGCACCTTCCTCCTGAAGCTCACCAAGCCGAAGGACGACAAGATGCAGGAGCGCTTCAAGGTCAACAAGAAGGGGTTCGCCTCCTGCCGCCTCTTCTTCGTGGACGGCGACGGAAACTGCATGACCAAGAACTACTCCGTCGAGTTCGGCAAAGGCCTGGCGATGCTCGTCGGAAAGATGACCGGGACTTTCACCCCCGAAGCGCCGACCTCCATCACGGTAGAGAACCTCATCCGCTATGTCTCCCCGGCCTTCGGCAAGAAGGCTACCATCGAAGTGGAGGTCACCCCGGACAAAGAGTGGAACGGAAAAATGCAATACAACTACAAGCTCAAGAAGATTACGCCTCACTCCGCGCCGACCTCCGCGTCTGACATCCCGGAGTCGTTCTCTTCCTCGACCGACCAAGAAGTTCCGTTCTAAACCTGGCGCGTCCTTTCCGGCATGAACAATGTAATCCTCATCACAGGATACGCTCGCGCCGGGAAGGACTCCCTCGCGGAGGGCATCTCCCTCGCGTCGAGCGGCCCGGTCGCTCACCTGAACTTCGCCGACGTCCTCAAGCAAGCTTGCGACTCATACATGCAGTCGCTCGGCATCGGTGGTTCGGGTGCGACCAATACTTTCCGAAACGAATCCTTCAAGGTTCGCCATCGCGACTTCCTTGTCCACGCAGGGAAGTTCGCCAGGGCGCTGGATGAAGATGTCTTCGCCCTAGCGTTCACGCGCCAATGCCAGCTCATCGCCCGGTGCAACAATAGCATCGGACTCGGCACGACCATCGTTTGCTCTGACTGGCGCTACTTCAATGAGGTAGAGGCCATCAGCAGAACCTTGGGATGGCTTGATGATTGGTTCATTCACCATGTCATGGTTAGGACTACTGGAGTGGAAGCCGCAAACGAAGAGGAAGGTAAGTCCATAGGGCAACTGATTCGCCAAGTCTCCTTCGACCATGAATTCACTTTCCTGCCGGACTCCCGACAGCGAATCCTAAACGAAGGCAAAGACCTGGCCCGCAAGCTTGGCCTCTGACGATGACATGGTCTGCGACAATAACGGAAAGCTACCTCTGTCTTTCGAGGAGCGATGCGAGATTCTGGGAATCGGCCCGGCCCGCGCAAAGTTCCTCATGGCATGTGAGTTTCACAAGAAGGACAAAGTCCAACCATACGACGAGTCTGTCCTTGTGCGCGAAGCCTTCCGGCTCGGCATTGGATTCCGCGACACGGCTGACATGATGGGCTTCACGGACGAGAAGCTTGCGTCCTTTGGCGTTCCCTTCCCAAGGCACTCTGCGTACCCTCCGCCCCCTGGCCCGCAGAAAACCTACAACCTATTTGCGCCCGAACCAACAGACCCGGTTCGATGCAGAAATTGAACATGAAAGAAAAGCCCATCAAGTTTGTCTTCGCCTCTGATACGCATGGTGACATGGCTTGCCCTGAAAGCCTGGCGGCGCTCTACGCGTACTGCAAAGACTTCAAGCCGGACATCCGCATTGCCGGAGGTGACCACTTCGATATGCGCTCGCTTCGCAAAGGCGCGATGAACGACACCGAGGGCGCGGAAAGCCTGAAAGAAGATGTCGAGTCCGGCATCGAGTTCCTGCGAAAGTTCCGGCCGACTTATTACCTTAAAGGGAATCACGAATACAGACTGTCTTCAATGGCGCGTTCCCATCCATCCGCAGTCGTGCGAGATTACTGCGCCGACTTGGAGGCCAAGATTGACCGCGAGGCCCGCAAAGCCGGGGTCAAACGAATCCTGCCCTACCATGGAAAGCGCGGCCTACTCCGGCTCGGCCCGGTGTCCGCCCATCATGGCATCGGCTCTAACCTGACGAAGCTGGGAATGCACTACGCGGAGGAGGGAGGCCTGTTCATGTGCGGCCATGGCCACACAGGTCACCAGGTGAACTTGCCAAAGCATGGTGGAGGCGCGGCCTACATGTCGCCTTGCCTGTGCCGCATCGACGACATGGAGTACGCGGCGAACTACCTCGGGACTGCCCGATGGAACAATGGCTTCATCGCCGGATGGTATTCAGGCCGCGATTGGAAGGCATGGATAATCCACCGCATCGGCGACCGATGGCTCTGGCAGTCCGACCTGACTGTCTGGACTCCTCCGAAAGGATTACGCCGATGAAAGCTAAACGCATGGCATACAACCGAAAGACCGACCCGGTGCTTTCCGCCGTCATCGCCGAAATCAACAAGTCCGCCGTCAAGCCTGACCCTGGCTTCCTCAAGCGAGACGACTGGGCAGAGCGATGGCAGATGGCAAATGCCCAGGCTAGTATCTATCTTCGCCGGGCAGTCGCCTCCGGTATCCTTGTCGTCCGGCGCTTCCGCGTCATCACCAATGGGAGGCTCCGCCTCCTCGACCATTTCGGCCTTCCCGACCAAGCGAAAATGAAAAAGCCTTGTCGCGCCAGAAAAAGGCGACATTGAGTTCCAGCTCCCAACTTTCCCATCAACCCATGCCCAACAATAACCACGCAGACATCGAGAGATTCCTCCTCGGTGGACTGCTCAGGGACTCGCTCCCATTTCCACCGGGACTCCTCCCCTCGGACTTCCACGAACCAAACCATCAGGACATCGCCGCGGCTATCGTGACGCTCGCGGAGGAGGGAATCTCTGCCGACGAACTCACTGTGACCATGCGCCTACGAGAGCGCAAATCTCAGGTCGAAGCTTTCTATGTTTCAGGGCTGACCAGCGCGATAGCGGGTTCTATATTGAACCCGGCCTGGGCCGACGAGGTGAAGCGACAGTCAGTCCTGCGTCACATTCACGCGGTGACCAAGAAGACCGCGGAACTCGCGGCTGACCCGGCGGCTGACCCGGACGCGCTCCTTGCCTACACGGAAGGTTCACTGAAGGCAGTCCAAGGACGCGCACAAGGCTCTGCAACCCCGGTCAAGATGGACGCGGAGAGCCTCCTCGCCTTCGACCGGGCCAACGACCCCAATACGGTACTGGGCAATCGCTGGCTATGCAAGGGAGGGTCGGCGCTCATCGTTTCCCAGGCCGGGGTCGGCAAGTCATCCCTGATGATGCAAGCCGCGGTCAACTGGGCCGTCGGCGGGCGAAAGGACTTCTTTGGAATCAAAGCCAAGCGACCCCTCCGTATCGTGATTGTCCAAGCGGAGAACGACTTCGGGGACGTCGCCGAAGCCTATCAGGATGTCGTGGCCGGAGCTGACCTCTGGCCGGACGAGAAGTTCACGCTCAATGAGAACCTAGCCATCTTCCGCGACTCCCAGTCCGTCGGCGACGCGTTCCCTGGCATGCTCCGACAGCTCATCACGACCCATCGGGCCGACCTGGTCTTCGTTGACCCTTTGCTTTCCTTCGCCGGGATTGACATCGCCGACCAAGCGCAAGCTTCCCAGTTCCTTCGGCACGACCTGAACCGGGTCTTGGTGGACACTCAAGCCGTCCTCATCGCCATGCACCACACGACCAAACCGCGAGCCGCCAAAGACAAGGAGGGCCAGACGGTCGCCGACCTGGCCTACTCCGGCGCGGGAAGCTCCGAGTTCGTCAACTACTTCCGCGAGGTCGCCGTCCTAGTTCGCCAACAGGGTGAAGAGCCAATCTTCAAGTTCGGCCTGACCAAGCGCCGCGGGCGAGCGGGCCTAAAGGACTACGCCGGGGACTTCGCCGGGGAAATCTCCATCCGTCACTCCCGAAAGAAGGGCGAAATTCGCTGGGAGTACGCTTTCCCAGGGGAGGGTCAGCCTGTTGAACAATCTAAAGAGCCATCAAAAACGACTCAAAAGCCGAGGTCTTGGTAAATGGAAGCCAGGTTCAGCCGACTGACTCAAATGGAAGGCCCGGTTCAATGGATTCAACATGGGGAAGCCGCGTTCAGCCGACTGACTCAAACGGAAGCCGAAGCTTCAATGGATTCAACATGGGGAAGCCAGGTTCAGCCGACTGACACGAACGGAAGGCCCGGTTCAATGGATTCAGTTTACGGAATCCAGGTTTACCCGAAAAGCGCCGCCAAAGATTTATTCAGAAAACTTCTTGTCGCGTCCCGAATCGTGACCCAGGGTTCAGTCGTTCCACCAAACCAAACTCCACAAATGACCTCCAACGAAATCCCCTCCAGCCTCTACGAACGCGTCGCCTCCGCTTACGCTTCCTGCGGCGAGTTCAACCTCAAGTCCAACGACTACTCCGGAAACCGCGTCTCCGGCTACAAGGTCGAGCGCTCCTACGACCTGGGCCGCGAGCCTGTCGAAATCGTCCGCCTGTCCGAAAACGAATACCTCGTCATCGACCAGCCTCGCAACTTCAAGGACTACTTCGCCTGTGGCGGCTCCAACGCCTGGGGTCGTGATGGCGCGGCTACCGCCGAAAAGCTCCGCAAGTTCTACGCCTCCCATCACCTCCACGTCAAGGCCGACGGAACTATGACCCTTGAGCTTCAAACCTGGACTGGCGGTCGATTCCACCGGGATGCCGAGAAGTCCCAGAAACAGCTCGCCAAGTACGTCAAGGCTCACCTCGCCCGAAAGACTCCCCTGCCTCACCTAAACGCCATCATCCTGGCCTAATCACCCCTCGCCACAAACGACCATGACTCCCCAAGAAACTCAAATCATCACCATCCTTCGCTCCTACATCACGGAGTGGGGTACCAAGCCTACCGCGGTCGAGCTTGCCGGGTACGAGACACCCGATGGCGTATCTCACCCGGCGCTACGGACTGTCATGTCCACGGCCCAGACCATGCGAAGCCTCCATCGCCGCGGCCTCGTCTCAAGGTGGGAAACTACTTTCGGCTTTATCTACGCTCCAAGCGAAATCGCCTAATCACCCAAACCCATGCTCACCAAACATCCCATCACCGTCCACTACGGATGGCTTCGAAAGGCGCTCGTCCTCCCCGCCGGGACGCGCCTTGACCGGGCCACGAACATCCCCGAGCCTGGTTGCTACTGGGTTCGCTCCATCCCGCGCTCCGTACAAATGGACAAAGGACACCGGGCCGAAGCCGTAGGATGGATGATGGTCTACGGCTTCCTTATCCGCCCCGACCAGCTTGCCTCCTGATGAATGTCTTCTTCCTCGACCGCGACCCGGCCCGCGCCGCTCAAATGATGTGCGACAAGCATGTCGTAAAGATGACGCTCGAAACCGCTCAAATCCTGTCCACCATCGTGGGCGGGCCGTACAAGCCTACCCATCAGCACCATCCCTCCGTCCTCTGGGCCAAAGACAATACGGCCTGGGTCTGGGAGCATTTCATGGCCCTCCTTGACGAGTACACCCTCCGGTACGGCCGGACTCACAAGTGCGCGGAGGTCGCCAGCTTCATCTCTCAAAGGCTTCCAGCAGACTCCCTGCGGCCTTTCACTCCCCCTCCCCAGGTGATGCCCGAGGAGTACCACTCCAACGACCCTGTGGAGGCTTACAGGGAATATTACCGACAGGACAAGTCCCGGTTCGCTCGCTGGGAGCGCGGTCGCCCTTCCCCGGCCTGGTTTGCCCCCTCCATGTCCGCCGCCAGACCGTAATTACCTAAAGGTAATTGTAATGCTTACCTTCGCCTGACGGCTAGGTCGCATTACCCAAACCGAAAACCATGCCCAGGCCTCCCAACCCGAAACTCCGCCTCCTGCGCTTTTGGAAGCGGATGTGGAAGGACAACCCTACCCTCATGGAGGAAGCCCGCCAGCGAGCCGTCCAGTCCGCCCAGAATGCCTACCGGGAACGCAACCGAAGGGTCGCCAGCGCCGTATCAGCCTGGCCCGGGGAAATGACCAACGAACAGCTCAAGCTCCGGTGCTTGTCATGGGCGGCAGAATGGGACTTCAAGCCGAGGTCGTTCAAGACCAAGGTCGTCCGCCTGGGACTCATCACCTACGACCCGGCCCGCAAGCTTTGGATTAATCGGTGCTTGCCAAGCGAAACCGACACCCCTTGAATGCGTCCGCTTGACTGACACGCGGACTTTATCTGCCGAGTATTCCAGATGGTGGCGAAAGCTCACTCCTGAGGAGCGCCGCGGCCTGATTGATTCCGGCGCGTTCCGCGCTGATGACCCGATGAACAATACGGCCGAAGACAGTCGCTCCACCATCAATGGAAATCACTTTGACTTCCAGCGTAACGAGGAGGAGTCGTTCAACCGGGTCGTGGAACGCATTGGCTCGTTCAGCATGAACAGGGACGCGCACAACCCGACCATCAGCCAGGTCGTGACCAATGAGGATGCCCAGGCTCCAGCCGACCCTCGCCTGGAACAGTTGGACCTAGCCTCCCTTCGCCTCCGGGCCACGCTCCACTTCCTTTTGGATGGTCTGGATGAGTCCACCGACCCGGACATGCGCCTACACGCGGACATCATCCGTATCGTCGTCGGTGAAGGCAAACCTCCAAAGATGACAGTCCTCGCCCGGCGGCATAAGCTATCACGAGCGGCTATCTCCCTCCGGTGTCGAAAGCTCCTGCGCCGCCTAGGACTGGAGCCATCCCGCTTTATGCGTCCGGAAGACGAGGTAAATAACATGAGAATCTCCTCAATCCTCCGGAATCTCCCGAAAAGCCAGGCCACCCCCCCACCCCGGTGAAGGAATCTTTTGAAAAGGTCGGGATTGCGGAAATCCCAACCGCGTCCAGGTGAAATTTGTATCATTTTAGCCAAAAATCCAAACCCTAAACTCCATCCACGTCATGAGCCAGAAAATCGAAATCAAAAGCATCGCAGTCGCGGCGCTGAAACCCTATGAAAAGAACGCGCGGACGCACTCCGATGAGCAAGTCGAACAGCTCGCCAAGAGCATCCAGAAGTTTGGGTTTAATAATCCCATCCTCATCCGAGAAGATTTAACTGTCATCGCCGGGCATGGTCGCCTCGCCGCGGCCGCGAAGCTGGGACTCGTCGAGGTTCCCACCATCACGCTCTCGCACCTGACCGCTGACCAGGCGCGGGCCTATGTGCTGGCCGACAATCAACTGGCGCTCAACTCCGACTGGGACAAGGAACTGCTCAAGGAGGAACTGCTCGCCATCCAAGAAGCCGGGGAGATTGACCTGGCGCTCATCGGCTTCAACGAGAACGATTTGAAGTACCTCATCACCGATGTCGGGGACGTGGAACAGTCTTGGAACGGCAATCCGCGCATGGCGACCATCAAGGAACGCGCCGGAGCTTACGAAACTTCCATCATCCGGCAGATTGTCCTCATCTACGGCGTGGAGGAATACAACTCCGTCATCGACGCGCTGTCTGACTACGCCGACAAGTTCGGCCTTGCCAACAACGCGGAGGTCATCAACCATCTTCTGGAATCCAATGGCTATCAGGTCAATATCCGCGACAAATCGTAACCTCAATCCCAAGGACTTCAAGGAGCGCTCCGCCAAGCCGGAGGACTGCTCCACCTTGATTGATGAGGATACCATCGTGACTGTCGATGGTCGAATCGTCCTTGTCTACATCGCCAAGGTAGGCGAGGACATGGGCGAGTTCGTGGAAGCCTTGAGCCGGGTGAATTACCTGAAGAGCTACCGAAGCAACGGACTCCTCAGTACCGCCCGAATCTTCGGCTACGCGCCGCGCAACGCGGTTCGTAACCATCCATGCCGCGCCGCGACCCTATCCGCTGAACAGCCTACGGAGAGCCAGGTCGTCCAGATGTTCGCCGAGGTCGCCGCGAAGTATTACCGCCAGCACAATCCAGCGATGGCGGCGGAACACGACAGGCTCACCCTTGAGAATGTCCGGCCGGAGTACCGGATGGGCAACACGATGTTCACCAGCGGAATCATCAACCACAACAATCCCCTCCGCTACCATTTCGATTCCGGCAACTACAAGAACGTCTGGTCGGCCATGTTCGCATTCAAGAAGGACATCGAGGGAGGCTACTTGGCGCTTCCGGAGCTGGACATGTGCCTGAAATGCACCAGCGGAAGTCTTACATTGTTTGACGGACAGTCCCTCATCCACGGAGTGACTCCCATCCGCAAGCTTTCCGAGAACGCGGTTCGCTACACAGTGGTCTTCTACAGTCTTAAGCAGATGTGGAACTGTGAGTTGCCGAAGGACGAGGTGTCGCGTATCCGGCAGATGCGGGCGGAAATCGAACTGAAGAAGCGAAACAAGAAATCCTGATGGCGGTCAGTCAAAAGACGCTCGCCGAAAGGTGGGAGCTTTCGCCCGGCCGCATTTCCCAGCTAGTGTCCGAAGGGATGCCGCTGGACAGCATCGAGGAGGCAGAGAAGTGGAGGGCGCAAAGACACCTGACGACAGGCATCGCGCCGGGGGATTACAAGTTAGAACCCGGCTCACAGGAGCCAGGCGAAGGTGAGGACGCGCAGGAAGCGGAAGACAAAGCGCCGCCTACAGTCCTTGAGACATTCGACTCAATCGTTGAGCGCCAGCGCATCCTCGTCCAGATTTCCCGCAACCAATACATCAAGGCGGTCAAGTCCGGCTCCCCTCAACAGTCCCGGCTCTACGCCTCCTACGACAAGACGGTCAACACGCTCACGAAGTTGAAAGCGGAGTCGGACAGGCTCGCCCTGATGAACCGGGAATACATTCGCGCGTCTGATGCCAAGGAAGCGATGCGAGTCTTGGCGAGCGAGTTCGTGAACCGATTGGACAAGCTTGCGCTGGATGTCGCCGAGGCATGCAACCCTGAGAACCCTGCGAAGGCAGTCAAAGCGCTGGAAGCCTGGTCGCTCCGCGTGAGAACGGAACTCTCCAAGGATGGACAAAGTTGAACTCATCAAGGTCGGCCGGAATGTAATCCGCCCGGCCTACTCAGGCGACATCGTGGAATGGCTTGAAAGCAACGTCAACGCCATCCCCGACTCCCCCATGCCTGGGCCGTTCAGGTCGGAAAGGACTCCATGGATTGCTGAAGCGCTCCGCATCGCCGCCGACCCGGAAACGCGGCTACTGACAATCCTAGCCAGCATCCAATCGGGCAAGTCCCTTCTCGCCAGGCTATTCTCCTGCTACATCATCGCGAATCAACCTGGCCCGACGATGGTTCTTCAGGCTACGGATGCCGAGGCGAAAGACTTCTCCATCCGCTACCTCCGCCCGGTCTGGAACAACTGTCCCCCGGTCAAGGACAAGTTCAAGAACGACGACATGGAGCGCTCGACGACTTCGGACTTCGACCGGATGACCATCTACTGCCGGGGCATTCACAACGAAACGAACCTCCAGCGCTTGTCGCTTCGGTATGTCATCGCGGACGAGTGCTGGATGGCTCCGCAGGGTCACTTGGCTGAAGCTTCGGCCCGCGTGACCGCGTTCGGCTGGATGGGCAAGCGAATCTTCATGTCCCAGGGAGGTCAGGACGGCCAAGAGTTCCATCAGCTCCACGAGTCCACGGACATGCGCGACTGGAACATGAGTTGCCCGGCTTGCGGCCATCTTCAGCCGTGGACCTGGGCGCAAGTGAAGTTCCCGGAGGAAGCGAAAGTGAACGACGAGTGGGACTTCTTGAAGGTCGCCCACAGAACGACCTACGAGTGCGTTTCTTGCAAGGAACGGCTACCGGATACCAACGCGACGCGCCTGGAGGCGAACTCAAAGGGTCGGTTCGTGTCCACGAAAGCTTCAACGAATGCCAGCTATGTCGGCCTCCACTGGAACAGCATGGCGACCATGAGCTGGGGGGAGCTGGCGGTGATGCTCATCAAAGCCAAGGAATCCATCGAGGAGTACGGCGACGAAGAGCCTTTAAGAATCTTTATCCAGAAGCGCTTGGCTGAGAAGTTCGAAGAACAGGCCGACGAAATCAAAACCGAGGCCGCGCCTGGCGACTTCGCAATGGGGTCAGATTGGGAGCAGGAGGGCGGCTTCGTCAAGGGTCGGCCGACTGTCTTCCATGCCATCACCCCGGAAATGCGGGCCGAGCCGGACTTCGTCAGGATGCGCTTCATGGGAGTGGACGTTCAGAAGCGCGGTTTCTACTGGGTCATCCGTGGATGGTCTGGGGATGGGCGCTCACGGATGGTGGACTGTGGGTACTGCTTTTCATGGTCACAGCTCATCGATACGCAAACCAAGTACCAGGTTCACCCGGCCAATGTGTTCGTGGACTCCGGCTACCAGCCCGACGAAGTCCTGCAAGCTTGCGCGGCTAACGGATGGGTAGCGACCCGCGGTGACCAGCGAAACGAGTTCGCCTGGCGCGTAAAGACCCCGGCGGGACTCAAGACAGAGCTTCGTCCGTACTCCGCGCCAGTCGTGGAGGCCGTGGGAGGGAAGCGCGTCAAGCGATTCTACTTCTCCAACCTCCGCCTGAAGGATGTGCTGGCGGCGCTCATCAAGCGCGGAAAGCACATGATTCCCCGGGATGTGTCCGAGGAGTACAAGGAGCAGATGAAGTCAGAGAAGAGAACCATCTCGACCAACGGAAAGCCATTGTGGGAGCAGATTGCCCAGAGGGACAATCACTTCTGGGACTGCGAGGTCATCTGTATCCTCCCAGCATTGGCTTGGAGGCTGACTGGAAAAGTTGATGATGTCATCGCCATGCCAGAGAAAGAATCCACTCCTGAGCAAGAGTCTTGACATCCCCTGGCGGGACTAAAAGATTCAAGTCGCACCTCCTTTACTCGGGCATGGGTTGGGGAGGCGGCACCCATCCCCTCTGCCAACATGGTCAAGGGATGGGCCTTTCTTTTGACTCCCGCGTAGGGTTATGGCTCAGGCAACCGGGTGCTTTCTAATCCTATCTCAAGCTCGCGTTGAGGCTATCGCCGACCGAGCGGCTAGTATGCTCATGGAAGGAAAGACCATGATGAGCTACACGGATTCCGGGACTTCTGTTTCCAAGTCCTTCCCGATGGACATCCAGACGACCCTGATTGAGTGCCGATACGCGCTCCAAATCAAAGACCCGGCTCAGTACGGCTCTATCGACCGCGTGAGAGTTTACAATGGACTCTGGAACTTCCGAGGCCTATAAGAGTTTATGCCAAAGAAACTTACGAAGTCTCAAGTCCGCAAAGCCGTCGCCGATGTGAAGGCGTATGCCCGCAAGAAAGGACTGAAGACGATGGCCGATGGATTCGGCGGCGGAGGTTCGGGTATATTCTCGCAGTTCGAAGGCGCAAAGTATTCCAATAAGCGCCAATGGGTCAATACGCCCTGGCCCGCTGACCAGAAGAAGGTGATGACGGTCTTCGACCGCCAAGAGCTGACGCGCAAAATGCGTTGGCTCGCGGTCAACTCCGGACTCATCCGTCAGATGATTTCGGACAATGTGATGTACGCCATCGGCGACGGCATCCGAGGCCAGGCCGCGTCCAAGGATGAAGCTTGGAATGACTTGGCGGAACACTACTTCCTAGACTGGGCGAACAAGCCTTGCGACATCACCGGGCGATTCAACTTCTGGGAGTGCCAGCAGATTTCCTGCCGAAAGGTTGATGTGGATGGAGAGATGTTCATCCTAAAGACTTTCTCCACTGACGGAGTCGCCAAGATTCAGCTCATCGAATCCCACCGGGTCGGCACTTCCGCCGCGGCTATGGGTGCGCCGGATGGCATGTTCGATGGCATCATGTTCAACAAGTATGGCGCTGTCATCGGCTACAATGTCATTCGTAGCGATGGAACGACCCGGCTCGTTCCGGCGAACTCCATGCTTCACTTGCATCACCCGGAGAATGTGTCCGGAGCGCGGGCCTACTCGCCGATGCAACACAGCATCAACAACTTAATCGACATCCTTGAGATTCTGTCGATGGAGAAGCTTGCCGTCAAGACTGCCGGGGACATCACCCGAACCATCACGCGCGAGAATCCTCAGTTCGACGGCACGACCGCTGACTTTGAAGCCTTCGGTATGCGTCCGCAGGATTACCCGCAGGGTGTCTACGACAATCCAGAACAGGTCGGTTCGTTCATCGGCGGGAAGATTCTCTCCCTCGCGCCTGGCGAGAAGCTAGATAGCTTCCAGAGCCAGCGACCGAACGCAAGCTTCACCGGATTCATTGAGCATCTCCAGAAGGACTCTACGGCCGGAGTCCTGCCCTACCAGTTCACCGCCGACCCTAATGGTATCGGCGGCGCGGCTATCCGCCTAGTCGTCAGCAAGGCGGAACGACATTTCGGCGCTCGCCAGCATATGTTCATGACTCGCTTCCTGACCCCGGTCTGGGGCTATGTTATCAGCAACGCAATTTCCCGCGGTGAGCTTCCTCCTAACGACGAATGGCATAAGGTCAACTGGGTCACTCCGCGCCGCGTGACTGTCGATGCTGGACGCGAGTCCGCCGCTAACCAGAAGGATATCGCGATGGGACTAAAGACCCTGTCTGACCACTTCTCGGAGCTAGGCATGGACCCGAAGGAGGAAATCCGCCGTCGCGCTTCCGACGCGAAGCTTCTCAAAGATACCGCCGATGAGTTTGGAGTTCCTGTTTCCATGCTCTATCAGCCTTCCAACAACCCGGCTGACATCGACATTACCCTGGGCGACTCGCCCCCACCAAAGCAGGAAACCTTTACCCCCTTCCCAGACGAATCTAAAAACAATCCCGATGCGTAATCTATCCAAAGACTTCAAGGGCCAGCGACCGCTCCTCATCCAGCCCGCCCAGGCTGAAGCCTACCTGAACCGGGTCGGCGACATGGAAATCCCCATGTCCGCCAAGATGTCCGACATGGGCGAAATGCTTTCCGCCATCTTCGGCGAGAAGCCGACGCTCGAAAAGTTCCCCCCCTTCGCCATCATCCCGGTCAAGGGAGTCATCGGCAAGAACCTCTCGGAGCTTGAATCCATGTGCGGATGTTGCGACATCCACGATGTCGAGGAGATGCTGGAAGAGTGCGAGCGCGACACCTCCATCAAGACCATCATCTTGGACATTGACTCGCCCGGCGGCACTTCCGTCGGAGTCCCTGAACTCGCCAATCGAATCAAGAACTGCACCAAGGAAGTCATCTCGTTCACCGGGAATGAGTGCTGTTCCGCGGCCTATTGGCTCGGCTCCCAGGCCTCCAAGTTCTACGCTACATCTTCGGCCTCCGTTGGCTCTATCGGAGTGTATATCGCCTTCCCTGATTGCTCTGAAGCTTTCAAGATGGAAGGCGTCAGGATGGATGTCATCAAGTCTGGCGCTTACAAGGGTGCTGGAATCCCCGGCACGTCCTTGGACGAGGGCCAGCGCAAGATGCTCCAGATGGAAGTCGAAGACATTCACGCCGACTTCAAGGAGGCCGTGAAGTCTGTCCGCTCCTTCGTTGAAGACAGCTCAATGGAGGGCCAGATGTTCTCCGGCAAGCGCGGAGCGGAAGCCGGACTGGTCACCTCCCTGACCAATGGTTTCGACGAGATGCTCAAAGAGCTTGATGCCGCCGTATTCGCCCAGGTCGAGTCCGACGAGGAGAACGACAAGCGCCACGCCGACGAGATGGGAGCTTCCTCCGAGGAAGAGTCCGAAGATGAAAAGGCTTTCGCGCTCAAGAAACTCAAGGCTACCGCGGCTTCCCGCGCCCTGGCCGGATTGAAAATTAAGATGTCCGATGACGAAAAGGATGACGAAAAGAAGTCCAACGACGACGAGGATGAAGAGGACGAAGAAGAAAAGAAGGAGTCCAAGTCTGACGACGAAGACAAGCCCAAGGAAGAAGACGAAGAGGATGAAAAGAAGTCCGAAGGGGATGACGAGGACGAGAAGTCCGAGGACGAAGAGGAGAAGCCTGACTCCAAGTCCGACGACGACGACAAGCCCAAGGAAGAGGGCGAAGACGAAGAAAAGAAGTCTGAGGACGAGGACGACGAAAAGAAGTCCGAGGATGAAGACAAGGGTACCGAACCCCAGCCTGACGGCGAAGATGAGCCTGAAGACGGCAAGTCCAAGGAAGACGCGGACGACGAAAACGACTCCGGGGAGAAGGCCGTAGAAACCGACTCCAAGCACAATAAGGAGTCCGTCAAAAAGAACCGCTCCAAGGGAGTCGCTTGACTCCCGCGTAGGCTCAACTCAAAAGACCGATGACCCTCGAAGAATCCCTCAAGGCGCTGAAGTCCGCCTTCACCTCCAAGTCCGGCGAGGCCGAGGCTATGGCGAAGGAAGTCTCTGACCTGAAGGCCTCCAACAAGTCCCTCAAGGACTCTGTTGAAGCTTCGGCCAAGGCCTCCGTCAAGGCGGTCGCCGCGGTTGCCGCCGAGCGCGATGCCGCCATCGCCAAGGTCGAGGAACTGACCAAGGCGCTCGCCGCTACCGAGGAGCTGAAGAAGCAAGCTGTCTCCCAGATTGAGTCCGTCGGCAAGAAGTCCGCGGCCATCGCCGCGTCTGTCGGCGTGACCCCGGTGGAAATTTCCGCCGCTGATTCTGCCGCGACCAAGTCTCCTGAAGAAACCTGGAGCGAGTACCTCGCCATCAGCAACCCGGCCGAGAAGGTCGCGTTCTACAACAAGAACCGCGCCTCCATCGTCGCCCACCTGGGCATCAAGTAATTTTCACCAACCACTCACTCCCTAAATAATCATGGCTAACAACGTCCTCAACCAGGGCCTCGCCCCCCAGTTCGTCGCCGCGGAAACCCTCCGTACGCTCGTCCCGGTGCTTGCCCCCCTCAACAAAATCGTGACCACCGACTTCAGCGCCTATGTCGCTGAAAAGGGCCAGGTCGTCCACACTCGCTTCGCCAATAAGTTCACGGCAAGCACCTATGTGCGCGCCAACGGCTTCGTCCCCGCCGACGCTAACGCTACCGACGTCGCAATCACGCTCGACTCCCACAAGTATGTCGCCGCGGCTTTTGACGACACCGAAGTCGCCACCATCTCGCTCGACATGCTCCGCCGCGTGTTCATCGCTCCGATGGCTAACGCTACCGTCAAGTCCCTGTTCGATGGCGTTCTCGCTCAGACGACTGTCGCCAACTACGCTGGCATTGCCTACACTGGCACGAAGGCTAACTTCAACCGCGTTGCTATCGCTGGTGCCGCGACCGCGATGACCAAGGCTAACCTCCCTCTGACCGACCGCTCTATCCTGCTCTCGCCGGATGCTTTCGGCCAGCTCCTTCAGGATGCCTCCGTCGCTCAGTACCTCTCCATCGGCGACACCTCCGTCATCCGTGACGGCAAGGTCGGCCGACTGCATGGTATCGACATCTACGAATACAACGGCTTCGATGCCGCTCCTGCGGGTCAGAACCTGGCTGGTATCGCCTCTTGCCGCGAGGGTCATGTCCTCGTCACGCGCGTCCCGGCCGCTCCGACGACTGGCGGCGGAGAACAGATTACTGTTCAAGACCCCGACTCCGGCTTCGCCTTCTCCCTCCGTAGCTGGTACGATTGGACCAAGGGTCTGTCGAACATCTCGGCTTCGTGGATTACTGGTGAGTCCGTGGGCAACCCGGACGCCGCCCTCCGCGTCGTCATCACCGACCTCTAATCCAGAGGTTAGGTGGAACAAGACCCCGGGCAACCGGGGTCTTTTGTTTGGGAGGGCCATTAGACCCCTCTGGCGAGTCCGTGGCGGCTCTTTTGACTCCCGCGTAGAGGCATGGGCAGTATCCAAGACGAATGGGCCGCAGATGCCGGGCAAATCCTTAACGAGATTCCCAAGGCCGTGACTGTCCAGAAAGCTTCAGGCCTCCCGGTGTCTTTTAATGTCCTCATGACCGACCCGATGGTTCAGCAGGATTTGGAGACTGGAGGCTTCTTGGACTCCGCGGCATTTGATGTGAAGTTCCTCAAGTCTGATGTCTTGGCGCACCCCGGTGTCGTCATCTTTGGAAACCTGGTTTCCTTCAATGGGAAGCAGTACCGAATCGTAGCCATCAATGACCGTCCCCCTTCCGCCTGGGTAGTCGTCAAGGTTCAGACCAAGGTCGGCCCGGCTTGAACATGGCTATCAAGCCTTCAAAGCACGTTTCGCTTGATTCCAGCACATTGATGGCGCATTTGCATGACTATGCCAAAGTCATGGGAAAGGAGCTTGGAGAGGTCGTCCGGGAACAGGCCGGGCATTTCTGCATGGACTTGGTCAAGTATACGCGACCATTCACAAGCCCAGGCAAGGGGCTGGATTCCGGCTCAAAGAAGAAGGGTGAGGACAATGTTCAAAAGGCGCTCAACGTCGTCTTCCGTCCAATCAAATTGGCGACCCTCCAGCAACTGTCTGACATGAGGAGTTTCGAGGTCTTCAAAATGTGGTCGAAAGAGAACTCCGGCTCCGGCTCCGCCAAGTCCCTCAAGGGACAATGGGACTCCATTCAAAAGAAGCACCCTCCCAAGAAGACAATGGCATACATCGGTAGCGACCAAGGTTCGATGGGAAAAATCCACTCCAAGCTTCGTAAGTATTCAGGCAAGGGGGGATTGATGGATTTCGCTAGGAAGTCCAAGGTACCCTTCGCTTTCGTGAAAAAGGAAAACGACATCAAGGCTTACGCGAAGCAGAAAGCCAAGGATGTCGGCTCGTTGAAGGCCGGGTACTGGTACGCGGCGCAGAAAATCCGGGCCAAGGAAATCCGCGCTCCAGCATGGATTAAACACACCATCGGCCAGCAATACGCCATCGGACAAGACCTGATTAATCAATCGATGAAGCCAGAAGCGCTGATTGGCAACCTGGTCGGCTTCCGGGCCATGCCTAGGGGACTCCTCAATGCCGCTATCAGTTATCGCCAGTACGCCATGCGGACGAAGATGGCCGCGGAGCTTAACAAGCGCAAGGTTCCGCTTTGGCTTGCAACGGCTCAAGGACTCACTACGAACACGCAACAACACTTCTGACCATGACGACCTACGGAATTCGAACCATCGCCGAACAGTCCCTCGCGGCCTGGTTCGCCACAAACGCGGGCATGCTCCCAGGCGTTCAAATCAATGTAGGCCAGACCGGGGAGATTCGCTCCATCCCCTCAGTCATCCTATACGCGGAAGGCGCGGACTCCCATCCCAACTTCGGCGGGCGACCCCTTGGGAACTTTGAACTTTCCATCAAGATTTACATCTACTCCTCCGCCGACGACGCGCCGACAGAAATAGAGGCGCTCAATCTGCACCGGAGCCGGGTCGAGAACGTCCAAGCTATCATGCAGGATTTGGCCGGACTGAAGGCCGCGTGGACCCAGGGCAAGCTTTACCATGCTTGGCTACGCTCGGACGAGGAGGGAGTTTCCGACAGACGATACGGAAACGTCCTGACATACACTGCGGCTTGCGTCTATCCCCCGGCTTGACTCCCGCGTAGACTCAACAACAAGCGACCCTCATGTCACTCCCCAATACTTACGGCGTTGACCACGAATACGGCCCGGTCGATGTGACCTCCTCGTTCATCACCATCCAGTCGGACAACCTGAAGGAGAACACGAATCTTCATGTCGAGGTCAAGGATTCCCAGGGTCGCATCATCACCGTCCGTAAGGACGACCTCCTCCTGAGCGTCAACTTTTCCGGTGTCCTTAAAATCGGCGGCACTATTCCTGTCCCTGGCAATGTAGTCACTTATGGCGGTATCGTCTACATCATTGACGACATCACCAACGACGGCACCAACGAGAGCTTCCGTAAGGTAGCCATCAACGGCCGCAAGTACCAGGAAATCGCCTAATCCCTTTTCAGGGATAAACCACCAATGGAAAAGAGGTGGATTAAGGCGGCGACAATCCTGCAACCCTCAATCGAGGTTTGCGGGACTCGTCTTTTAAAGTTCAGCCTCCGTCACCGGGTCGCTCTGGAAGCAATCGACAGTCCAGTCCTCCGGCCTGGCGCTCCGATGACCGCGTCTCACCTTGTCGCCGCAGTCAAAATCCTGTCCAGCAAGACAATCGAAGAAATCGCTACCCCGGCCACGCTGAAGCAAAAATACTGGGTCAGTAGCATGGAGTTCAACCAGTCCAGGCTAATCAATGAAATGTCGAAGCTGATTCAGTTCCTAGACCTCCAAGCTTCTTGGCCGCGGTTCTGGCAGGACGACGACAACAAGAACTCCAAGGGCGATAATGGAATCCCCTGGGAACTAGCCGTAGTCGCATCATTGGTCAGGAACGGATGTACCACGGAAGAGGCTTGGACTATGCCGGAAGCGGAGGCAATCTGGATGCACATGGCTAACTGTGCTTACCAAGGTTCGGAGGTGAAAATTATCACCGACAAAGAGTGGGACGCGATGATGAAACACAAGGAAAGCCTAAAAGAACAATCCAACTAAAAGAACATGGCAGATGACGTAAAAGTAAAGTTCGGCGGGGATTTCACGGAAGTCTCTAAAGGCGCGGAGTCCGCGACCTCCAAGGCCGGGGGAGCTTTGTCTGCATGGTACAAGGACTTCACCAGGTCTACGATGGCAAGCCTTACGGCCGCGGTTGCCTTGAGCGCCTTGTTTGGCAAGCTTGTCGAGAACCTCATGGCGACCACGAAGTATGCGAAGGAGGTGGATGACGCTTTCAAGCGATTCGGAAAGGGAACCGGGTCTGATGAGTTTCAGCGCGTAGCCAAGTACGGCAAGGAAGTAGGCGTGTCCATGGAGGCCGTAGGACGGACAATGAACTACTTCGCGAAGGTGACAGATGCCGCGTCCAAGGGAAGCGCCCAGCACAGGAACGCTCTTCTGGGATTGAAGTTCACGGAGGATGAAATCAGCTCCGGACGAATCTCCGCGATTGAGGTTCTTTCTAGAATGTCCGACGAGTACGACCGGACCGGGAACGAGGCCTTGTCCGCCCAGCGAGCCGTCCAACTCTTCGGCGTTCAAGGCGAGCAGTTGTCCGCTATTTACAAGAACGGAAAGCATAACCTGGTGGCATTCACCGAAGCGACCAAGACTATGGGCGACGCGCAGATTGAGGCGCTCGCTAAAACGGAACGACGAATTGAAAGGTTCAAGGAAGGGATGAAGGGAGTCGGTGCTGTGATTATGGAAAATCTCGGCGCCGCGTCCGCATGGGTTGAAGGGAAGGGAGTCGCCCAAGAGGTTTTCTCGGGGACTTACGGAGAGACAGGCGGAACTGAAGAACAGGAAGCGCGCTCTATTTCAGGTCAAATCTTCGGAGAATTAAAAGGCGACCGGGATGCAGTCACGGCCGCAATCGATAGACTTAAAGGAATTGAAACGTCATTTTTCTCAAGCGAAAAGGAGTCCCGGACTGCGAAGCTTGCTCAGGAGGGTCTTTACGCGCTCCTGAAGAAGGCCGAAGAAAAGCCGAAGGACGACAAGAAAGAAACCGGGCCTCCCTTGCTCAATAATGTCAGGGCTATGGCTGTTTCTTCGCTTCAGGAGATTGGCGGCGGAGATGTCAGCTCTGTCCTGTCTGGGACTTACCAGACTTCGATGCTTGACGCGGCAACCAAGACTGCCGAGAATACGCGCAAGCTCGCCGAGGATGCCGGGAAAGCGCCACAGGCGAAACCAACTAACATCGCTAAATAATGCCAACCCCATCCACGACCAGACTTAGCTACGGAAACCCCCTCACCTGGGGAGACTATGCAGTAGCGCCTCAAGGGACTGTCACTTGTGACGCGTTCGGACTCGTCCAGTCTCAACTTGTTTTCACTGTAGACTCTGCCGACGCGGAGATTGTCAACGTCCTCAATACGGCGAAGTTCGCCAACGCTCCATATCCGTTCAACATCGGCATCGATATGAACGCATACAAGTATGCGATTAGTTTTCAACCTGGCGGTATTTCCAACGTCACCATCGACTTCGTAGGAATCAATCGAGAGAGCGGAATCACGGATTGCCAGATTAGTGGAGTTTCAACTACGACGGCGCAAGCCATTGAGACGCATCCCAACTTCACCATCGTCACCGATGACACCATCGGCGAGGGTTCGGCTACGCAGATTCTCGCCGGGCCTCCGTCTCAGCCTTCTTCCAATCCCAATAAGCCAATCTTCATTCCGTCCGGGGATATCTACGCGCCCTGGCGCTTTGACGGATTCGGATTGGCCGCTGACGGAACGAGAAACCGGAAGGCCGGGATTCGTCAGTACCTCCGCCCGATGTATTCGGTTCGCGGAGTAGTTTTCTTTAACAAGGCCCAGGGGTTCCGCGCTGGGATTATGACTCAAGGTGTCGGCAGGACTTTGAACAACGAAGAGGACATGTTCAAACTCATTACGCCCGGCGACATCCTAGGTGCGCTCGCTCCAGAGTTCTGCCTACTCACCGCGGCTAACGCGGAGTGTATCGGCACGCCTGAATTCTATGGTGCAATTAAGGTCACTTATGACATCATGATTGGCGGAGAGACAGGATGGGACTCTGACATCTACGGCCCGATGGAGCAGTCTATCTTCTAAAGATGGACGACCTCGGGTTCAACGGCTCTGGCTCGCGCTTCAACTCTAGATTTGAAGCCGGGTCGCCCATCCAAGCCAAGCAACTAAACGAGCTGTCGGCGGCCATCCAGACCAGCTTGCCCATGCCATACTTGGGCGAAGGGCCGAGTGTTAGCTTCACCCCTGGCGGCTCTATCATTGTCGACAATCGTTACAGGTTTGAGCCTGGAGACCCTTCTGGAACAATCATCCAGCAGTATCAAATGCGTTCCATCGCGGTGGACGGTTCCGCTCGCCTTCAAATCGCGAAAGGAACTGTAAGCTTCACTCAAAGCAACATGCCTCGCGTCCGCCAGGGTGGTCACAGCGACCAGCGTCAGGGGTGGATTAGCAAGGTGGCTGTCTACGGCGATGGGGTGAACCTCACATCCGGCCAAGGCGACCCCTTGTGGATGGACGGAAACGGCTATTACAGTTTCAGCAACGTCGGCACTTACTATGTCACAATCAGCAAGTTCGACATCACGCAGTCCAATGACGACACGGATAGCGAACTCCTGAACGCAGAAGCTCCATGGGTTTCAATCTTCCCGGCCGGAGACGACATTGAGGACATAATCTTTTCTGAGACTGGGCCTTCCCTTTATGTCAATAAGACCAACGTCCAAAAGATGGTCGGCTACGACGCGATGTCTACTGGACTTCAAGGTGACTGGGGAAATTGCCACACGACTTGGTTCAACCCTGTAAAGTGGGGCTACGCGCTGAAGCTGATTGGAATAGTGACGGTCACGAATCCTGCTGACCAGGGTTTCGTCATTTCTATTGACCA